ATTCAAGTAATTGTTCAGCATAACCGGTCAGGCGGGCCAGCTGGCTGATCGTCAGATCGGGATGCTCGAAGATCACAGAGTCTGGAACCAGAAGCTCCATCGCGAAGGTGTCTGCTTCCCGCTCATATTTATCCGTGTTGAAGTGTGTTCTGGAATCCATAAAGATCGCATTCGCTTTCTTATGTAGGAACAGATGGCCTAGCTCATGAGCGAGAACGAAGCGCTGCTCTGCCTCTGTGAGGCGTTCATCCAGATAGATGAGATTGTTCCGCTGAAAGTATTGATAAAAGCCACGGACACCTTCTAGGGGATAATGGACTAGGATCACATTCATTCCTTTTACCATCTCAAATGGATCACGCGTCCCATACTTCCGGACAAGACGTGACACCAGTTTCTTTATGCACATAGAAATCAGTCCTTTTTATATTTCTTGGGCGTGTATTTCTCTTTGTTCTTTTTCTTGGCCATTTCCATTCCAATCTGCATTGCGTCCAGAATAGAATTGATCGCCTCCGGAGATGCCGGATCGCCATCAAACATCAGACCTTCCTGGGAAAGTAGCTGTTCTTTTGTCTGTTCTATAATTTTAGAGATATCTCTTTCATCACGAGTAGTAAGGCTTGTGTCATCATTTCCATTCAACAAATAATCCATTGTAACATCAAAATATTTGGCTACAGCGTTTAGCTTGTCTGCATTCGGAGTGGACTTGTCCCATTTTACGATAGTACTGTTACCAAACCCAAGCTCAGCTTCTAATGCAGGAAGACTAATACCGCGTTCTTGAGCAAGTTTTTTTACGCGGTCCTTTAATGTCATAGTATTCTCCTCTCAACACGAGAAAATAATCTCGAAAAAGTATTGACAAAAAGAAAATATTCTCGTATAGTAAGGGATGTAAGGAGAAAGTATTCTCGTACAGATACCACCAGTTGATAAACGACCAATTTAAAAGACTGGGTATATGAGAATATATTCACATTGCCTATTTGTATAATAGAATATTTTCTCCCAAATGTCAATAAGAGAATGAGATTATTTTCTCTTTGCGTAAATGATGGAGGTGAAAAAAGTGCTGTTTGACAATATTAGATTATTATGCAAGGCAAAGGGAATATCTGTTTGGCGCTTAGAAAAAGATCTTGGATTTTCAAATCGCAGTATCTGTAAGTGGAATAAAACAGATCCCGGAATTCGAAAGGTTCAGAAAGTAGCTGATTACTTAGGCGTACCGATTGAACGCTTGTTGGAGTAGAGAGGAGACGAGGAAGATGCCAACGGGATTATTGGTACTGGCATTGCTGATCGCAGTGTCGAAGTGGATTGTATGGCGTATAAGCTTCATGGCGGTGCTTCTGTATTATGGAAAACGTGGTCAGGAGCTTCTTACGGCAGAGACGATCCAGAAGTACCAGACGAAAGCAGCATTGAAGTCGTTAGGGCGTGATGGTAGATCCACAAGAACCTAGGACAAACGACACGGCATAACCTAAAGAGGGGTGGTGTGATGGAAATGAAAATAGTGAATCATATCAAGATCGATGGACAGGAATATCTGTTCGAGGAACTGTCTGATGAGCGAAAAAGAGATATAGCCTGTCTGATACAGGAGAATGCCATGAAGGCAGCAGGATACTGCAAAGTAACAAGAAAGGAGGCAGCAGGGTGAGATACAAGTGCGATAAGTGCGGAGACACGATCTATGTAGATCCGGGTGACGAGAGACTCTGCGATACCTGTGCGCAGAAAATCCGGATTAAATCGAAAGAACAGGAAAACTACTATGAGAGGTGGAGAAAAACATGGGGAAATGCTATTGCTTCGTGATCGATCAGCGGAAAGATCGGTTTGAACGGGCGAGGGAGAGAAGAAACCGCCGCCGGATCCGGGAGGCTCTGGCGGTGTGGAAAGCAGCGATACAGATTGTGTGGGCACTGGTTATTTTGATGATGACAGCGCTTGGAATTCTTGTCACTCTGCTGGCTGTGAGCAATCGTATAGGCGTCAGCTGTGTCGCAACAACATTTATTATGTTCGCAGTCGGCGGACCGATCGGCGAGGCGTTGATGGGCGGAAAAGAGTAAAAAAATAGGAGCTGTGGGGACAGCTCCAAGGTGCGTGTGCTACGCAAAAATCTCTACATACAGAGTAGCACAAAAGCACCGAAAAAGCAAGGAAATATCGAGCCTTTATGGGCTTGATTAAGGGACTAACTTTAGAGGTACTTGTGATGTATAGAGAAATTGTATATAAGGCAGGAGCTACCAGGGAGACGATCCGATGCTATCCGAAGGGAATGAGAAAAGGGGTAGAGAGAGGGGAGTACATCCGGAAGAAGAGCAAGGAGGAGATCCGGGAAGCGAATAGAAGGCAGGCGAGGAGAGATCTGGAGAGATTAATGAACGCCAACTTTAAGCCGGGGGACTGGCATGTGGTCCTGACCTACAGAAAAGAAATACGACCATCCCCGGAGGAAGCCCGGAAGGAACTGGAGAACTTTCTTGCAAGGCTGAGGAGAAGATATCGGAAGTTCGGATTTGATTTGAAATACATCGTGGCAACAGAATATGTTTCGAAGCATATTCACCACCATCTTGTCGTCAACAACGTCAACACAGGGACGGAAACGACAGCGGATATGGTCCGGATCCTCTGGACACAGAAGAAGAACGGTGAGATCCGAGGGAACCCGAAGTTCACGCAGCTGTACAGCAACGGAGAGTATAGCCAGCTGGCAGATTACCTGATCAAGGAGACAGAAAGAAGCTTCCGCCGGGAGGATAGCGCTGTCGGCCAGAGATACTCGAGCTCCCGGAATCTGATCCAGCCGAAGAAAACGGTCAAGGACAAGCCTAACAGGACATGGAAGACGGACCCAAAACCGAAGCCAGGGTACTACATTATCCACGAGAGCATCTATAACGGCGTCGATCGCATGGGATATCCGTACCAGAGATATGTAGAAGTAAAACTGAATCCCACAGATGCAGACTGGGAAGTAAGAAGACCACCTTCGGGTACATGTCACAGTGAAACCCGTTTACATAGCAAGGCCCGCCGGAAATCCCGGCGGGGGAAAGGAGTAGGAAATGTTTGAGAAATTCGGAGAATTTGATTACTATGAGGAGATCAACCGCGCGGCGGCCGCGCAGCTAGAGGAAGGTGACACGGAAGCCATCTATGCGATCGCGGAGGAGAACGGGATCGATAGAGAGGATGCAGAAGAATACATCGATGGTGATGCGGCGGAGCTTGTGACTGCGCTCATGGCAGCGAACGGGAAACTGAAGGTCGAAGCGGCGGAACTGCAGCCCAAAGAGATCATGGCGGACTGGCTGGATTACATCCAGATCCAGTGCTTTGAAGATCCCGAGATGCGTCTGGCAGTGCGCAGGAAGGGAAAGAGCCTGAAGGAGTGCATCGGGAAGCTCGTGAAGTGGTCCTTAGAACATGACGAGAACGTGGACAAGGACATCATCAAGGCAGCAGGACTGCCAGAGTGGGCGCAGAAAGGCTGTAAGCTCGGGATCCCCGGCATGGGTACGGCAAAGCAGCTGATTAAAGAGTATTATCTGGGAGGTGGAGAGAATGCTGGTGTATAAAGCGACAAAGGCTGATATGACCTGCACGATGGGAGATGGAACATTCCAGTATATGCTGAATGTCCCTGCCCACGCAGACAGTACGAAGTGCGGAAACCGCGGTCTCCACGCATGCGAGTATGTCCTGGACTGCTTCCGGTATTACAGTCTTGATGATCGGATCTTTAAGGCAGAGGCAGAAGGTCCCATCGATGAGGACGGAGAGAACACGAGGATCGCGTGTGAGCGGTTGACACTTACACAAGAACTCACGCGGCGGGACATCGTGAAAGAAGCAATAAAGTATATGGTCCGCCATCCAGAGCGAGAGTGGGAGATGGACAGGTATCGCATAAAGGTCCAGAAAGACAAAGCAGAAGGGAACGGCGATGGGATTGTGATCGCCAGAGGAAAGAAGCCGATGGCACGAGGAAAGAAGGGGGATATTCTGGCACTTGTGATGGAAAAAGAATCGGGATGGTTCCAGAGAATCGCCATCGGCGAAATAGATGGCAAGAATGGAAAAGAGGGCATCTGGTATAGCATTTTACCGGATGGGCGTACCGTGGAGGTGGTGGGATGAAGATTAAACAGGGAAAGAGCCTGCCGATCCCGGAATGCACGCTTGGAGGGAAGCGGATCATCGCGGCAAGGACCACGGATCTCCTGATCCTCGACTGCTACAAGGACTGCGTACATGTGGGACGATACCTCATGAATGTCGAAACCGGAGAATATGGAATCCTGCGGGGAGATATATACACCGCAGAGAAGCTCATGCGGGCATTTGAGCAGGACTACTGGTATGGCAGTATCGAGATCGATCTGGAAGACCGGGACGAAGAGATCATACAAGAGGCGCTGCGGTCCAAGATGAGATATGCGCCGCAGAGTGCCGTGTATCTGATCGATGAAGTGGAAAGAAATTATCTATCCGACAAAAGATGGGAAAAGGAGCGGAGAAGAGAGCAGCGCATAAAAGACCTGATGGACAGTGTCCCCGAAGTCCCGGAAGGCTTTGAGGTGTGGGCAGCAGAAGCAGTATGGAAAAAGCCTTATCCGACATACAAAACCGATGATGAGTACGCATGCCCATCCTGCGGGAAAAAGATCGCACCGGCCATGATCAAGGGAGTACGACACAATGACGTGATCACCTGCGCATGCGGGAAAGACCTGCAGATCAAAAAAAGAGGGAAAAAGACGGAAAAGTGGAGCCGGGTGATGCTGATCCAGGAGACCACGGCCGGGCAGACAGTACTAAGGTATTTTGATATCCAATCAATTTTTAAGGGTAAATACCGCATTGCTTTATCTGAGGCGATCCGGATATTTGTATCGAAGATCAGCCTGTTTGGGGGACAACGTCTAAAGATTTATTATAAGCAGTGCGGGCGATACGATGATTACGATGACTATGAAGAGCGCAATCCTGCCAACCGCACGACAGGGGATTGTTATCTGTACCCGGCGGGGATCGAAGAAGCCTTGAAGGGCACAGACTATACCAATCTGGGACGGCTGCTCTCTCAGATGGCATCGGCCGGAATCGAGGCACGATACAATAAAATCATGATCTTGCACAATTGGCCAGATATGATCGGGCTTATAGAGTACCTGTTCAAGGGCAGATTTTACCGGCTCATGCAGGAAGAGCTCAGCTGCCACATGTGGTCAGACGGTACCTACCAAGGCACTCTGGATCTCAGGGGCAAGACGATCGAGGAGATCATGCGGATCGGAGACCGACAGAAGATCAACCGCCTCCGGGACCGGAACGGAGGAGAGCTTGAGAGGAGCTGGCTTGCATATGGAGATGAAACAGACGAGAGGATCTCCGACGCATTTCTGAAATTTGCTAGACAGGCAGGTCTGGATGAGAAAAATGCAGAATTTGCCCTTGGGAACATGTCGCCCGAACAGATCATGAACTACGTAAAGAGGCAGCAGGATACAAGCTATCCGGGGAAATCAGCATCGGAAGTACTCACGCAGTGGAGAGACTATCTGGCGATGTGCAGAAGGCTTGGGAAGAACATCAATGATGAGATGGTATACCGGCCGAGAGAACTCAAGCGTCGGCATGATGAGGCTGTGGAAGCAATCCGGAAGCTGGACATGATCGAAGAGATGAAGCGCAATGCGGAAGCAAAGGATCGCCGAGCAAAGGAACTCAGAGAGAAATATCCGGGCGCAGAGGAGATCCTAAAGGACATCGCATCAAGGTACGAGTACGAAAATGAGGAGTATAGGATCATCGTACCGCAGAATCTGGTGGATATCATGTCGGAAGGGAACGCCCTGCATCACTGCGTAGGAAGCACAGACCGATACTTTGAGCGAATCCGGGATCAGGAGACGTATATCTGCTTTCTGAGACGCCAGGAAGAGCCGGAACTGCCGTACTACACGATCGAGGTGGAGCCGGGAGGCACGATCCGCCAGCACCGGGGGATGTATGACGAGGAGCCGAATATTGAGGAGATCCGGGGATTCCTCCGGGAGTGGCAGAAAGTCTTGAAAAAGCGTCTGCACAGTAGGGACTGGCAGCTGGCAGCAGAAAGCAAGGTAAAGCGGGAACAGAACTTAGAGGAGCTGAGAAAGGCAAATAATGAGCGTGTCTTAAAGGGACTCGCGGAAGATTTTATGGAGGCAGTATAAATGGGACTGATTATACAGGAGAACGGAGATGTAAAGAAAACTGTAACGTACCGAGAGTTAAAAGTAGCAATGGACTCCGAGATGAGCAAAGCTGCAGAGAGCTTTGTCCGGATCGGATATCTATTCAAGATGGCGAGGGACACAGATGTCCTTCAGGAATCCGGATACACATCGTATCTGGAATTTGCGCAAAAAGAATATGGGATGGACAAGTCCCAGGTGAGTCGGTTTATCAATATCCACACAAAGTTCTCTGATCCAGAAGATCCGACAAGATTAAACGAAAAGTATCAGGGGTTCGGATCCGCGAAGCTGGCGCTCATGCTGACACTTCCGGACACAATCATAGAAGAATTGACACCGACCTTTGCAAAGAGTGATATCCAGGCGGTCAAAGAAGAAATCGAAGCTGAAGGGAAGGTATCCGATCTGGAAATCATTGCGGAGCAGGCAGAGACTACAAAGGAGCCAGACGGGCAGCAGGACGTCCTGCATCAGGTAGTGGATCAGATCCTTGACGGCGATCTCTATATGCGGATTAAGATCCGTCAGGCGCTCAAGTCAGCAAGGAAAGATGCTCTAATCCAGGAGATCCTGGCACCGGCGGGGGAAGCAATGCACTCCGTCCGGATTAAAGGTGTGGGGCGGCTGATGCTGTCAGTCAAGGGACTGGATACAGAGATCGCACTGATCAATGTCCGGAGTGACAGCAAGGAGATGTACTCATGGGAGGCAGTGATCCGGGCGGTCGAAGATTACTGCACCAGCCATACGGACCCGGAACCAGAGAAAAAAACGGAAGTTGCACCGGTGCAACCGGAAAAGAAGCCTGAAAAGCGGAAGATATCCAAGGTGACGAAAGCCAAAGGACCAGAGAAACTGCCAAGCCGCTCGCGGAAAGAGCCCCAGGAGGAGGCACCGTCAGAGCAGACCGCCCCAGAAACTCCTACAACGCCTGTAGCCATCCATAGCACAGCGCCCGCCGGATTTGTGGGGTATGAGAAAGCTGAGGAGGGAAACAGGCAGCAGGAGTCAGCTCAGACAGCGGAACCCCAGCTGGAAGGACAGATGGAAATCGAACAGTTCCCGCAGTACCTGCCAGATACATACATTAAATGTCATGATGGCAGTGAGGTACAGGAGAGCGAAGCTGAACGGATCCGGGCGGAGTGGAGACGGCATGTGGAGAACATCTGCACACCGATACTGACTTATTTACGCCAGCATCCGGAACTCATCCAGAAAATCACGATCACAGAGGAGGGTATTGTCATTGAGTAATAGAGCGCCAAGCATGAATACAGTACATCCAAGCGTCGATCCGCTGGGCGGTATATATCCGGCAGAAATCGACAGGCTCAAAAACAAAATAAAGCTGGGAGATCGCATATCCGTAACCACGATGAAGGGATATGTAAACATAAATCCGGACAGTACAAAACCAGGGATTGCACACCGGCGGGGAACCGTGATTGCAAAGCATAAGCATCTGATCGTGCTGGAGTATCCGGGAGGACTCACAGAGGCTTTCCGATGGGCAGAAATTGCGGATAAGGCAGCGATATGAAGAACCTCTATATGCTGAAGAACATCCGGACAGGCGTCATAGAATATGACAATCTGTACGCGCAGGACGTGCATGATCTGATCGGAATCAATAAAAGCTGCATAAGCAAATACGAAAAAAGCAAAAGCGTATATAACGGCACATGGCGGATCATGATGTCAAGCGGCACAGAGCTATGGACGGAGTACACAAGGGACGCATGGGACACCTACCGGAAACTGGTGCTCCGCGGCATGGCAAGAACAGCAAGAAAAGGCTGGCGCAGCTACGCAGAGATGATCCGTCATGGAGCGATACAGGAGGCAGAGGACAATGGCAAAGAGCATCATACAGGCGCGGACAGGACCGGCTGACCGGGAATGTTACCTGTGCCGGGAAGAAGCGGAGAGGAATGGATATTATGGGGAATTGTGTCACACAGGTCTCCATAAGCACCACTTTGTATACGGGAGGTTCGGGGCGTACCGGAAGAAAGCGGAACATTATGGTCTGTGGGGATATGTCTGCGAAGCAAGGCATCATGAGCACGGACCGGAAGCGCCGCACTGCAATAGCAAGGTGGATGAGCACCTTAAAAGAGTCGCGCAGCAGGCATTTGAACAGAAATATAGCCATGAGTTGTGGATGAAAGAGTTTGGAATAAATTATTTGGAGACGGTGTGAATGTTGAAGAAAGATGAAAATTAAGATAAGGAGCATTTATGACTTGTGTTGTTTTATGCAAAATAGATGGGAATTATTATCTTCGGCATATTATTCTTGGTATCAATCAAACAGATACTATAGAGAGCGTTAGGGGAAAGTATTATAAGGATTTTGACAAGTTACATGATGAGTTCTTTTTCTGCAAAGATAATGCCGAGATTAAAGAAATCCTAACCATGCATGGAATAAAGAGTTGGTAAAAATCGTTATACAAATTAAGATTTGAAGGAGTCGATAACTATGTTAATGATTCAAGATGGAATAGAAGTTTACTGCTTACCGGATGGCGCTTGTTGCGAGGTCGATGAGAATCACAGAAGCCCTCTGGACTTGGATGATTGCCCACTCGGATACGAAACATGCAACGGAAACTGCTTTTATTACGCAGAGTGATTTGAGATTTTTGAACACATAAGATCCGAGATTTTGACAAAATTGAATTAAGATAAGGAGCATTTATGACTTGTGTTGTTTTGTGCGAAATAGATGGGATTTATTATCTTCGGCATATCATTCATGGCATCAATCCAACAGATACTATAGAGAGCGTTAGGGAGAAGTATTATAAGGATTTTGACAAGTTACATGATGAGTTCTTTTTCTGCAAAGATAATGCCGAGATTAAAGAAATCTTAACCATGCATGGAATAAAGAGTTGGTAAAAATCGTTATACAAATTAAAATTTGGAGGATATGGAATGAAAAAATATGAATTGACAGCCGAAAGCATTGTAAAGTTCGGAAGAACACTTTTCAGAATTAAGGCTTTGGTAGCCTTTGAAAATGTTGAAGAGGGAGAGCTTGGAGGATTTGTCGAGAAAGAAGGAAACCTCGATCAGTCCGGCGATGCGTGGGTGTCCGGCGATGCGCAGGTGTACGGCGATGCGTTGGTGTCCGGCAATGCGCGGGTGTACGGCGATGCGCGGGTGTCCGGCAATGCGCAGGTGTACGGCAATGCGTTGGTGTCCGGCGATGCGTGGGTGTCCGGCGATGCGTGGGTGTCCGGCGATGCGCGGGTGTACGGCGATGCGTTGGTGTACGGCGATGCGCAGGTGTACGGCAATGCACAGATATTTAAAATGTCTCATTATGTGGTTGCTGGGCCGCTGGGAAGCCGCGACGATTTCACAACATTTTTCCGCACAAAGCATCATACAATCGGCGTGAAATGCGGATGTTTTAGAGGAAATACAGATGAGTTACTTAAGGCTGTGGAAACGGTGCACGGTGACAATAAGCACGCACAGGCGTATAAAGCTGCTGTTGATCTGGCGAAGTTACAGATTGATTTAAGCGAGTATCCTCTGTGAATGGACTATGAGATTGATCAGGTAACTTAATAGCGGAGGATAAAAAACGGAAAAAGTAATGTCGGATTTTTTCGGCGAGATCTACATGAACGAGGCCGCTAAACGGTTAGAAAACAACCAAAATTAAGATTTGGGAAAGGAGACCTTAGATGGATAGTAGACCAGAGACAACAGCAATGTTGTCGCTTGCAATTCAGCGGCACATTTGCCCGAACAATGATCAAAGAATTTACTGGGCCAGGGAAGTGACTTTTGATTACTCAACTACAAATGCGGTTCGCGTGGATTTTATGAAATTCAAGCCGGTAAACAATACTGTGTCTGGCATAGAGAAGGGAGATTTCTATTGTTATGAGGTTAAGTCATCAGTAGAGGATTTCCATTCAAAAAACGGTCATAACTTCTTAGGAGACTACAACTATTATGTAATGCCAGAGGAAGTGTATGAGCAGATCAAGAAAGAGATTCCTTACCAGGTAGGCGTGTACGTTCCGGACGGAATGGATTATCGTGGCGGGTGGTACAACCTTAAAGCGATCAAGAAAGCAAAGAGAAAAGATAGGAGCAAGCCAGTGGCTGAAATGTTGTTGATGATGTTTCGTTCTGCGGCAAGAGATAGAAAAAAAGTTATTACCCAAACTGAAATTTGAGAAAGGAGAACCCATATGAAAAAATTAAGATTTGGGAAAGGAGACATTAGGTGGATAAAGGAATTGTAGAGGTTGAAATACCATATTCATGCAGAACTTGCGGGTACTGCGTAAAGGTACAAGGAAGTGATGAAAGAATTTGTATGCTGCTAAAGCCAACCGGAAAGTATTGCGGAGTAACTGTAGCATACAAGAGCAATGAGACGGCTATCATATGCCCAATAATCAAATGATGGAGAAATTAAGATGACAAGATTAAAGTCGGAGTTAAGATGTTGTAAGAACTGTTCCTATCGCAAAACAGATATTAAAAATCTCAGTTATTATTGTGCGAACCAATTATCAGAGCATTATCTGGAACGCATCAAAGACGATACGCTTATGCATCAGTGCAAAGGCGGAAATGCAAAGCTAAGGGGAAGATACCCAAACTAAAATTTGAGTAAGAGGAGACCAAGATGAAAGTGAAGATAGAGCCAAGGAAGGCTACTGATCGGGGAGGCTACTACTGCATGCCACTGTATACCAATATCCGGCATGGGAAGCCGGGATGGAGGATCACACAGTGTCCGGAGTGTGGGGCGAAATGCTGGAGGATCCCACTGGCAGAAATCGCAGAGGAGCAGGGGGCTAAAGGATTGTGTACGATGTGTGCGCTTAAGAAGGGAGTGGGAGCATGAAAACGAAGAATGAGCATAGAGCGCTTAAGAATCTCGTGCATAGAAAACGGGAAGGCGAGTATGAAGCCATGATTGCGGATCCTCGTCCTAAGAGCTGGAGCGCCGCACACCGGGCATATGATGGCATGAATATGGGTTCGAGGCATAGAGAGAAGGGAGGTGAGACCGATGGACAAGGAGATTCTGAAGCAGTACATAGATGCCTGCGAGCAGGTGAAGGAAGCGAAAGCGGATATACTGAGGCTTAAGAAGAACCGGAAGAAAATCGTGCAGGACCGTGTGTCCGGATCTGCGCATGAGTTTCCGTATACTGCCAAGAGTTTTCATATTGAGGGCCTGTCATATCCGGTGGTGAAAGATCCGGACGAGCTGGATCGGCGGGAAGCGGTTCTTCGGGAACGGCTCAGACGGGCGGAAGAGATCAAGCAGCAGGTGGATCTTTGGATGCTTACGATTCCGCAGAGAATGCAGAGAATCATTCGTTATAAAATTTTCGAGGAGTTGTCTTGGTCGGAAGTGGCGATCCGGATGGGGCGGAAGGCAACAGCGGACAGTGTAAAGAAAGAATATCAGAGATTTATGGATGGAAAATAAAAGTTTGTCCCGAATGTCCCAAATGTCCCGACTCAAAATGTTATAGTGTAACCTGAAGCCAAAGGCATACAGCCGGCGGCTTCCAACACCTTCCTTAAATGCGTTAGACGTCTGGTGCCCCTGCCGGGCGTCAATTATCGGAATGTAGCTTAATGGGGAAAGCAGCGCAGTTGATGACTCCTGTGGTGCAGTTTGAGGTTAGAATCCTCACATTCCGATTTGCCTGCTTTAGGCAACAAAAAAGGATCGGGTAGCTAATCCGATCCTTTTTGCCCCTTGTTTTTAATGAAAAGTTTTTAATAGTACATATACAAATATCATGCATATGTAGGAAAAAACAGTTGGGTTGCATTTGGTCAACAATTTATGCATGAACTTAAAAAGTGTCAGACCAAATAAACTCAGTAAAAACAAGCAGAAATCCACATTCGCCATCGTCTCAATTAATGCGTTCATGGTATCTTTCTCCTTTGTTTTTGATAAAGGACTTACATCGCAGTTAAGCGAATGCCAGGAGAAGAAAGTGAACGAATCTCTTGAAAAGATGTATAATATGGCGAGAGAAAGAAGGCATTTTGAGACGATGGCTTTTACCGTAAGGTATTAAAAGATAAATAAGTTACGTAATTGACCATTAGTATCCTCCTTAAGCGTGAATATAAATCTCTCGGATAGCACTATATGCTATCGGATTTATAATATCGTGTTATAAAGAGAAAATCAAGAGAAAAAAGTGGGAATGTTATAAGGGGTTCCTCGTGAAAGGGACTCTTTTCTTTTGCCCATTGACATGCGGCGCGCACGTCACCAGATGGCAGACCTCCTTTAAGGGCTGCAATCGGCAGTCCTTTATGGTGACGGCGGGATCGCATTAAAAAGCGAGGTGAGTCCGGATGACGAAAAAACAGAAGATCTTTGCAGATGAATATCTGATCGACCTGAACGCCACCCGGGCTTACAAGGTCGCTTACCCCAGAGTAAAGAATGATGAGGTTGCGAGGGCAAATGGAAGCAGATTGCTAACAAATGCTAACGTTGCAGCGTATATTGAAAAGCGCATGAAAGAGAGGCAGGAACGGACACAGATCACGCAGGACATGGTCGTCAGAGAACTGGCGGCGATTGCGTTTGCCAGGTTGACAGACTACGTCAATGTTAAAGGTGGGATGGTCAAGATCGAGGACACCAGCTCTTTGACGGAATATCAGGTCAAGGCACTTGCAGGGATCAAGCAAGGAAAAAATGGAATAGAGGTAAAACTAAACGATAAGCTGAAGGCAGCAGAGCTCTTAGGTCGGCACCTGGGAATGTTCAAGGACAAGGTGGAGGTATCGGGATCCCTGGAGGCAGAGAAGTCGAAGCTGGATGATCTGCTGAAACAGATACGGGGTGATGGATCGTGAGCACAGAACGCCTTATTTTGTCAGAAAAATATAAAGCGTTTCTCAGGTGTGATGCACCGGTAGAATTTTTGGAGGGAACGACAGCAGCAGGAAAGACAACAGTTGGACTGTTCAAGTTCATGCTGAAGGTGGCGGAGTCAAAGAAAAAATTGCACATACTCGCGGCAAAAGATACCGGAACCGCTGAGAAGAACATCATCAACAAGGACTTGGGGATCATTGATGATTTCGGGAGCCTGGCGATCTACAACGGTAACGGAACCAAAGACGATAAGATTCCGCACATACTATTCCATGCTCCGGGCGGTGACAAGATCATTTATGTCATGGGATATGGAGATAAAAAGAAGTGGCAGAAAGCCCTTGGAGGTCAGTACGGGTGTCTGTATATCGATGAGGTCAATACATCAGACATTGATTTCGTCAGAGAGGCAGCGATGCGGTGTGACTATTTTATGGCAACGCTGAACCCGGATGATCCGTCACTTGACGTATATAAAGAATATATTAACTGCAGCCGTCCACTCCCAGAGTGGGAGGCAGAGACGCCGCAGGAGATCAGAGATGAATTAAAGGAAGAACCAAAGCCCGGATGGGTCCATTGGTTCTTTTCGTTTACCCATAATTTAGGTTTACCGAAGGAAAAGCTGGACAAGATCCTGGCAAACACGCCGAAGGGGACAAAGATCTGGAAGAATAAGATACAGGGGATCCGGGGGAAGGCGACAGGACTGGTATTTTCGAACTTTAACCGGAAAGCCCATGCAAAGACAAAAGAGTGGGCGATGCAGTTTGTTCAGCGTCCGGAAGAAGCAAAGAAAAAAGAATTTTTTATGTATTTTTCAGTGGGGATTGATACGTCGTATTCCCAGAAATCGCCGGATACGATCGCATTGTCTTTCCTTGGGATCACCAACAAAGGCAGAGGTATCGTTTTGGCAGAGAAGGTATACAGCAATGCCGAGTTGGAAACACCGTTAGCTCCGTCAGATACCGTGCTCAACATTGTGGAATTCATGGATCGAAATCGAAAAGAGTGGGGGCTGGCCAGAAATGCATTTTTAGATAATGCCGATCAGGCAACGATGCAGGAGTGGAACAAGTACAAACGCAGGAATGGCTGTGTATACGTGCTCAATGATGCCTGGAAGCAGATGGAAATTATCGACCGTATCAATGCACAGCTTGGCTGGTTTTCTTTTGATGAAGACAAGGAACCTTGTTTTTTCGTCTTGGATACGTGCCCTGTTTACATACATGAGCTGGAAGTCTACAGTTGGCGGGAAGATAAGGATAATACACCGGAGGACGGCCATGACCACATGGTGAACTCGGTACAGTATGGATGGATTCCGTACCAGAGTAAGATTTACAGGGGGTGGTAAAAATGAACTGGATTCAGAATTTTATAAAAAAGCTGTTTCGAATTGAAACGAGACGGGATAGGGAAGTGGTGATCATTGAGCCGCATACATTTCAGGCAAATGTGATCAAAAATAAACTGTGGTACCGCGGTGACTCTGCGGAGATCGAGCAGTATTTCCAGAAGACCGCAAGATGGAAAGTAGAAAAGGCAAGGTTCTGGGCAGCAGATGCACAGGGCAGTGTCCATAAAATGCATAGCGGGATCGTGACCACTGTTGTTGACCGGTACAGGGATATGATCTTGGCAGATATGGATGAGATCTCTTTTGGAGACGATCTGGGAGCAATTAACGAACTTTGGAAAGAGATATTCAAGGAAGAACGTCTTAATGATGTGATTGGAGAAGGAATTGCCGGTGCGCTGGCATCCGGAGATGGAGCATTTAAGATAACTGCAGATGAATGCAGCCGGTATCCGATCGTAGAGTTTTATGATGCGGAGGACGTAGATTTTGTATATGTCCACTCGCAGCTGAAAGAAGTCAAGTTTTATACCGATTACAAGGATGGCAATAAAACCTTCCGTCTGGAAGAAATATACGGTCATGGATATGTCAGATACAAGCTGTATGATGAGGCAGGGAAAGAAACCGAATTAAAGAGGCTTCCGGAGACGGCACATCTTATGGACACAGGAATTCCGGGAGATTTGATGCTTGCAGTTCCGATTAAGATCTTATCATCTGTCAAATATAAGGATCGCGGAAAAGCACTATTTGACAGTAAAACCGATGTCATAGACGGTTTGGATGAGGTGATCAGCCAGTGGGCAGATGCGATCCGCATGGGACGTATTAAGCGATACATTCCGGAAAATCTCATTCCGCGAGATCCTGATACTGGGGAGCTTCTTCCGGCGAATCCATTCGACAACGATTTTATTGCAATCGGAGACAATATGGCTGAAAAATCGAACCAGCAGGTGGAAGTTTCACAGCCACAGATTTCCTATGAGGCCTATGTGAGCAGCTATACGAGTTTTCTTGATATGGTTCTTCAGGGCATTATGTCACCGTCGACACTTGGAATCGATCTCAAGAAGACGGATAATGCGGAAAGCCAGAGGGAAAAAGAAAAGGTCACGCTGCATGTGCGCAATAAGATCGTAGATACATTGAATGAAGTGATTCCGGAGCTTGCCACGAAAATCATGCAGTGCCATGATGTAATGTGCATGGATGATCCCGGAGATTACAAGCCGACGGTAAAATTTGGCGAGTATGCATCTCCGGATTTTGGTACAACTGTGGATACCGTAGGAAAAGCGAAGCAGTATGGAATCATGAGCCTTGAGGCATCAGTGGAACAGCTTTATGGAGACACATGGACCGAAGAAGAGAAAGAGGAAGAAGTGACCCGCTTGAAGGCAGAGCAGGGGATTGTAGAAATGGAAGAACCGGGGGTCAATATGGCTGCCGGTTCTTTTCGGGTAAATATGGGAGGAAATGGAAATGAAGGTAAAAATCATGAACCGAATGTACCGGATGAGCCGTGAGGAGTATCAGGGGCTTCTGAAGGTGGCGAGTGATCAGGTTCCATTTGGAGTGTATGCGGTTGAAAAAGACGGATATGCCGAGTTGAGAAATGATAAATGCCGGAGCGTGACTGAATTGAAAGCACTCACCCGCGGTTTTAAATCGCAGGGGTTCCGGGTGCTGGCAAATAGGCAGGTGAATGCAGATGGCGGAGAAAAACGAGTATGACATTACAGAAGCGTTCCGAAAGATCGAGGCGGAGCTGATCGACTCCATGATGCGTAACATGGACCGGCACCGGGCAGAGGAGGAGAAAGAAGGCTATGAGTGGACCATGTGGCAGGCTGAGCAGCTGAAAGCACTGGAGAAGTACAAGAAGGAAAACCAGAAGAGATATTCCAAGCAGTTCAAGAGTATCAATGCACACATCGAGGCACTGATCCGGGAAGCGAGAGCGCGTGGGAACATGAATCAGGAGATCAGGATCCTGAAAGCAATCAAGAACGGATTTCAGGGAGCCAAGAAAGTCACACGCGGGGCAGTAGGAGAGTTTTTCAAGCTTAATGATAGAAAACTCGACGCATTGATAAAAGCAACGGTATCGGACATGGAGAAGGCTGAGACAGCAATCCTGAGGAAAGCAAACGATGACTACCGGAAGGCGATTTACAGCGCACAGGTATACGCGAACACCGGGGCCGGAACCTATGAAAAAGCGGTGGACATGGCGACGCGGGACATGCTCTCCCGGGGACTGAGCTGCGTTACGTTTTCGAATGGTGCTCAACACACCTTGAAGGACTATGCAGACATGGCGATTCGCACCGCCAGCAAGCGGGCATACCTTCAGGGAGAAGGCGAGAAACGGCAGGAATGGGGAATCACGACCGTCATTCTGGCAAAGAGAGGCGGGAACCCGTGTCCGAAGTGCCTGCCGTTCGTGGGAAAGGTCCTGATCGATGATGTGTGGAGCGGCGGCCGATCAGACGGTGTGGATCCGGAGACAGGAAAGAGTTATCCGCTGATGAGCTATGCGATCGCTCATGGGCTGTATCATCCACGGTGCAAAGACAGCCATACGACCTATTTTCCGGGCATTTCCACAGCAGACGACAGCTGGACCAAGGAAGAACTGGAAGCCATCGACATGGAGAACAAGCAGGAAGCTGAGAAACAATATGCAGCAAGGCAGGAAGAAAAGTACACCCGGCTGGAAAAGTATTCTCTGGATGAGGAAAATCAGAAGCGTTATGCAGCGAGACGGGAGGAATGGAAGAAAAGACGGCAGGAAACTCAGCAGACCGGCATGCCGAAAAAAGAGAGTACTCCGGACATGCAGACAATAAAGAAGGAAATCTCTGCAAAGCGGAAAGAACGGGATAACCTGAATAAGAAGATGGACGGGATCCTCGCTGAGAAGAAGGAGCTGGAAAAGAAAGTATATCTGGATCTCACCGCAACGCAGGGAGAGATGGAACGTATTCAGAAGGTTGTCGAATCTGAGAAAGAGCTTGAGAAGCAGATCAAGGCAGCGGATGAAGGAATCCGTGAGAAACAGGGCATCTACAGAAAAGCGGCGGAAGAGCGCCTGATCAGCGAAGGCATTGTTAAAGAAGCAAAGTTATCTGATCAGATGGCACCGGAGGCCGTGGATCAGATTGAGAAGACTCTGAAGCACCTGAAAGAGCGGTATGGGATTATGCCAGAAGGTATTGTGTATAATCCGTTTAAAGTTACGGATGCAACAGCAACGTATAACTGGCTGGATGATAAGATCTATTTATCCAACAAGATGCGGGATCCGGCAGAGTACCTTAAAACCGTCAAGAAGTCGGAAGAATCCCATAGAGCACACTGGGAGCATTACAATACCAAAGAAGAAGCCCGGAAGAAACTGGCAGAGGCAGAAAAAATCCTGGAAGATAGGACGATTAAGGGATATGAGAGGGAGAAAGCGGTTCTTGCCAAGGCAGAGGCTGAGATTGACCTCAATGTTTCAAGGTATGCAGTTCGCGAGAATATGTCTGATGCGCTTCTTCATGAATATGGACATTTTATCCATCGCCATGCAAATACGGACTATGTTCAGAAAAAGAATGTATTCAAAGCGAAAGAACTCGGGGGAAAAATGATCGGAAACGACTGGGGTTATGATATTAACACGGAATACTCCAGAAGCGCGAAGATTGAGGCGGCGAAGATCAGCCAGTATGCGGCCGAGAATCCATATGAGACGTTTGCGGAGGGCTTCCTGGCGATGGAGAAGGGCGAAAAGATCCCGGATCGGATCGCAGAGGTCATTTCTGATGCAATAAAGGCAGCGGGAGCGAAACCCATTGAAAATATGCGTGGTTCTGATATAATAAGGGTAAGTAAGACAACTCTTACAGCAGAACCTAATACCATAACAGAGGTTGTCGGAAAACGTGGTGGAATTGATCGGAACTATTATGGAGCTGATGGCAAGCAAAATAAGCAGATCAGCAACAATGATCATGGAAACCCGAAGAGACATCCGTATGGAAAGCATGGAGAGCATGCACATGATTATATTTACGACGAAGAAGGAAAGCTGAAGGGGCGTCCGGTTAGAGAAATGACGGAACAGGAAAGAAAGGAGAATGAAGATATCATATGAGTGCAAACGAATTAAGAGATTATATTGCAAGCTTATGTTCTCATGTCACATTCGACTTTCACGGGAAGTCATGCGGCGTTGATCCGCTTGCTCCGGATCAGATCGATTTATGGTGTGGAGATGATACGATGACAGCAGCGTCGGTGTCAGAAGCGATGAATACCCCGTTCTTTGATGGAAAAAGCCTTAATGAGATAGCAGATAAAATCGAGAATGTAGAATAGATCTCACCAGTAAATATGCTGGTGAGATTTTTGTTTATACGGAAGTTGCACCGGTGCAACACAATCAGAGATACATTTAGTACCACCCGCCGAAAGGTTGGTGGTATTTTTATTACTTCAAACATGTCCGGAATGACGTAAAACTACCAGAAAGGAGAGCTTGAGAATGACACAGGAACAGTTTGAAGCCCTTGGCATTGAAAAAAGCCTTGCCAAGAAAGCCGCAGATGAGTCAAAAAAAGAGCTGGAAAACTATGTGACAAAAGAGACATACGATGCTTCCGAGCAGAAATGCAAACAGCTGGAGACCGCGGCACAGGATCACGAGAAGCAGCTGGAGACATTAAAGGCATCTGCGGGGGATAACGAGAAGCTGAAGCAGCAGATCGCTGATCTTCAGAATCAGAACAAGAAACAGGACGAGGACAACCAGAAAGCCATGAAGGATCTGAAGATGACTTATGCGATTCGTATGGCAGTGTCTGCATCTGCGCAGGACAGTGATCTGGTAGCTGGTCTTGTGGACCGCAACAAGCTGATTCTGGGAGATGATGGAAAGGTAACCGGTCTGGACGAACAGATCAAGAGCTTAAAGGAGAGCAAACCGTTTCTCTTTAGACAGGAAAAGCCGAATGAAAAGAAAGGCTTTTTCCGGTTAGGCGGAAAAGAAACAACTGAAGGCAACAGTGATACACACCTTAGCATGAAGGAAGCAATCGCTGCACAGCTTAAACTTGGAACAGAGGGAAAGGAGTAATTTATGGCAATTACATTAGAAGAAGCAAAAAAGAATGTGCAGGATGACCTGCAGTTAGGAGTCATCGATGAGTTTCAGAAATCGAACTGGATTCTGGAGCATATCCCGTTTGATGATGCAGTATCCCCGACCGGAGGCGGTGCGACTCCGAGTTATTCCTATACACGTTTAAAGACACAGCCTACAGCAGATTTCCGTGAGATCAATAAGGAATACACGCCGTCAGAGGTTACCAGAGAGCGCCACACGGTTGAAATCAAGGTGTTTGGTGGTTCTTATGAGATCGATCGTGTGATTGCAAGCATGGGTGGTATCGTCAGTGAAGTAGAACTTCAGCAGGCTCAGAAAATCAAAGCAGCACAGGCCTTGTTTAATGATACTTTCATTAACGGAGACAGCGGTGTGAATACAAAAGCGTTCGATGGACTGGACAAAGCACTGACCGGAAGCGATACAGAATACAATAAGGGCGGTACGATCGACCTGTCCACATCTGAGCTTATCACAAAGAATTTCCAGAATTTCCTTGATATGCTGGATGAATTCCTGACTGGTCTTGATGGAACCCCGTCCTTCATCGCTGGAAATACGAAGATGATCGCAAAGCTGAGAGCGTGTGCGAGACGTGCAAGCATGTACTCCGTGACAAAGGACAACTGGGGCAATCAGGTTGAGAGCTATGGAAATATCCCGTTTGTAGATATGAAGGCAAAGCCTGGAACAAATGATGATGTTATTGCCACAGATAGTGCTGAAGGAACCACCTCTTTATTTGCTGCCCGTCTTGCTATGGATGGTTTGCATGCAGTTTCCTTTGCGGGAGTATCCCCGGTACAGACATGGCTTCCGGACTTCTCTACTGCTGGAGCGGTAAAGAAGGGCGAGGTAGAGATGAATGCCGCGTTGGCTCTTAAGGCGTCTAAGGCAGCAGGTGTATTCCGTGGAATCAAGGTAAAATAAGAGGAGGAACGGATATGAAAATCTATAGTCCGAATAAAGAATACACTGGTGTTTCAGCATCAGTGCCGTTTTGTAATGGAATGGGAGAGACAGAAGATCCTCATCTGATCAAATGGTTCAAAGATCATGGGTATAAGGTCGATGAAGAAAGCAACGCAGAGCAGAAAGAAGAGGAAACAGTAGAGATCCCGGCAGATGTAGACACATCTGCCGCCGTAACCGGAAAGGTAGCAAAGAAGAAGGCGGGGCAGTGATATGGCATATGAGCCGTACGCAAGCAAAGAATATTATCAGAACGAATATCAGGGTAGCATCGTGCCGGAGGACAAGCTTTTAAAAGCTCTCCGGCAGGCCAGCCGACATATTGATTCCCTGACCTTCAACCGGATTGTTGGTCAGGGATTTTCTAATCTTTCAAGGTATCAGCAGGAGCTGATCCGGGAAGTAACCTGTCAGCAGGCTGATTTTGAAACAGAAAACGCAGATGAGATCGACACGATCCTGCAGAGCTATGCAATCAATGGCGTATCGGCACAGTTCGGCTCCTCATGGAACGTGATCACTGAGCAGGGAGTTGCAATGAAGCGCGATGTGTACGCCCTGCTGTGTCAGACGGGCCTGTGTTGCCGATTAGCGAGGTGAGACAATGAAATACCCATGTTTAGTGCCGAAACGGCTGTGCAAGACGCCTGTGCACGTACATCTGGAATCTGAGGAGCTCAATAAACTCGGAGAACCGAAGTATGTGCTTGACGCAGATCTGATATGCAATTTTCAGGACCGTGCAAAAACAATCCTGACAGCAGAGAAGAAGCTGGTGCAGATCACGGGAAGCGCACTGTTCCCGGGGGACATCGCCCCGGATATGCCGACATTAAGCGGTGGGACCCTGACGGTATTTGGCGCAGAGCGCCGGATCGAGCAGGGCTGCAAGAACAGGAACCCGGATGGAACGGTGAACTTCTGCAGTCTGGAGGTGGTCTGATGGAAGTAAGATCAACGGTAAAGTTAAACTGGCCGCGGATCCGGCAGCTGTCTGAGGCGGCGGTGACGGCGTTGGAGCAGACAGCAGAGGCACTGCACACGGAAGTTGTGCAGGCGCAGATCATGCCATTCGATACAGGCCACCTGGAAGAGGATGCGACGTTCGTAGATTACAGTGAGTCTGCAAATGGAAAGGTATCCATCGTATCCAGTACGCCGTATGCGCGGCGCCTCTACTATCATCCGGAATATCACTTCCAGAAGTACGAGAACCCGTTTGCAGGTGGAAAGTGGTTCACACCGTGGCTTCCGGGAGGTGCTAACGCAGATTTCGCACAAAACGCATTCAAGAAACTTTATAAGAAAGCAGGTGGTGTCTGATGCTGACATTACCGGAGATCCGGCAATGGATCGCTGAGCTGGGAATTGCGGCAGATGAGAACGTCTATATCGGAAAGCTGGACAATAAGAAACAGAAGTCGGTCGGTGTATACGGCCGTGCATCCAGCGGTCCGACGCATACCGCACTGGGCGGTCTGGAACATACGACCTATGATACCAGACCGATCGCCCTGTTGGTCCATTGGACTAAGAGCAAGGGAGAGAGCGAAAAGGCGGCATATGGATTATTTGACAAGTTAAGAGAGATGACCAGTCTGACCATCGGGGAGACTCCGATCCGGTATCTCTGCCTGATGGTGCCTGAACCTCAGGACGTGGGGACGGATGACAGCGGAATATATGAGTATGTGATCTGGCTGGATCTTATCTATCAGAGAAAGTGAGGACGAAAAAATGGATGGTACAGCAGGAAAAGTGTACCCGGTACACAACAATATTTTTAAATTCGGCACCAAAGGGCTGGAGAGCCAGGACGAAAACATGGCGATGCCGTCAGACCTTGAGAACTTCTCCCCGTCCATTGATGGCACGGTGGAAGAGTGGTATGCAATGGATGCAGCCGGTTGGGCGAAAGCCGCAATGACCGGAAAAAAACTGAGCTTTAACTTTAAAGGCAAGAGATCCGTGGGAGATGCAGGAAACGATTATATTGCAGGACTTGCATGGAAGTTCGGGCAGGACGTTATGACAAAATTCGAATGGACAATGGTCTCCGGTGCGAAGCTTTCCGGCATCGTGGTCATCAACGTCACGACCCCGGGAGGCGGAGATACTACAAATCTGGATACGTTGGAGTTTGAGTCGGTATTCTATGGAAAACCGACATTCACGGCGGCGGCAACATTATAAGGAGGAGTGAAGATGGCAAGAGTAGTAGATATTACAAGTAAGCTGGAATTTGATGGAAATCCGAAGCTGAGGATCAAGGATAAGGAGATCGAGGTGAACGCGGATGCGCCGACCATGTTAAAGGTCATGAACATGGTGGGGGACGATCCGACGCCGAAAGACGTCATCGCACTGTATAATCTCGTGTTCCCGGAAGAATCCAGAAAAGTACTGGATGACATGAAGCTGAATTTCGCAGACCTTATCACCGTGGTAGAAGCGGCGGTAAGCATCATTTCAGGAGATACAGACACATCGGGAGAGCACTGACCCGTACTACGACCTGTTTGAGGACTGGGACCTGATCATTTCCAGCTTCCTCTCGCAGTACGGGCTTAGGATCCGAACAAAAGAATTTGAGACGGTATCCTGGGATGAGTTTAAGTCGCTGCTGGCCGGGCTGTCCCCGGATACCGCTTTGGGGCGTGTAGTAGCCATCCGATCCGAGACGGATAAGGAAGTGATCAAGCATTTCACGACGGATCAGCGCCGTATTTACGATGCATGGCGGGATCGTAAGGCCGATAATATGACGGAAAAGAACTATGACCGTGAGATGGCTGCTCTGGAGCAGATAATGGCTCAGATGTTTGGAGGCGGTAAAAATTGAAAAAGTAAAGCAGGAGAAAGTCCGATGCCCATACTGTGGGCATCCGGTCAATGCGAATCGATCCGAGGACGCCAAGTGCAGAGGCGTCTTTTTTAAGTGTAAGAATAAAGACTGTAAAAAAATATTTGAGTTAAGAATCTAAGACGCTGTGCCGATGTGCCTGTCTTAAAAGGCAGGTGATAGGTATGGCGGCGGACAGTGCTGGTCAGATCGGGCTGGATCTGGTCGTCAATAAAGGAACATTTGAGAAGCAGATGACAGGGATCCAGGCACTTGCAAAGAAAGCAGGTGCCTCCCTGGCAGCCGCGTTCGCTGTAAAGAAGATTGTAGATTTTGGAGCAAAGTGCGTTGAACTCGGATCCGACCTTGCGGAGGTCCAGAACGTCGTCGACGTTGTGTTCCCACGAATGAATCAGAAGATCAATGAGTTTGCAAAGAATTCCGCAGCTCAGTTTGGACTGTCGGAGACGATGGCAAAGAAGTTCACAGGAACCTTCGGAGCTATGGCGAAGGCATTTGGATTCGGTGAGCAGCAGGCGTACGAAATGGGAACGACGCTGACCGGTCTGGCGGGAGATGTAGCGTCTTTCTACAATATCAGTCAGGATGAAGCGTACACAAAGCTGAAATCGGTATTTACCGGCGAGACGGAGAGCCTGAAGGATCTGGGCATCGTCATGACGCAAACCGCATTAGACAGCTATGCTCTGGCAAATGGATTCGGCAAGACGACGGCGAAGATGTCCGAGGCTGAAAAGGTTGCCCTGCGGTATAAATTTGTGCAGGATCAGCTGACCTCTGCGGCCGGAGACTTTTCGAGAACTTCCGATGGATGGGCAAACCAGGTAAGAATCCTCAAATTACAATTTGACAGCCTGAGGGCAACAATCGGACAGGGATTGATCAATGTTCTTTCTCCGGTGCTCAAGGTGATCAATACGATCATCGGGAAGCTGATGACTCTGGCGAATGCTTTCAAGGCATTTACGGAGCTGATATCCGGAAAGAAATCATCCGGTGGAGGAGTCTCTGCGGCAGCAGCAGGAATGGAGGCAGTCGCCGCGGCATCAGACAAAGCAGGATCCGCAGCATCAGGAGCCGGAACTGCGGCAAAGAAGGCTGCCAAGGACATGAAAGGCATGTCCACGGGGATCGATGAGCTGAACATAATCAATCCTTCAGACAGTTCCGGAAGCGGAAACTCCGGCGGCGGAGCCGGTGGGGATTATGGTGCCGAAGATATCGACATGGGATCCCTCGCAGAAGGAACCGATGAGATCGACAGCCGTCTGGACAGCATCCAGAAGAAGATCAATGAGCTCCGGCAGTCTTTCATGAACGGATTCTGGAGCGGGTTTGGCGATATAGCAGTCTTTGATGATGTTCAGAGGTCTGTTGACGGAATTCGGGAGTCCGTTAAGAGTATTTTCGGGGATCCGGAGGTAAAACGGTCCGCAGATGAGTTTGCGGCTACTGCGGCGAACAGCCTTGGGAAGATAGCCGGATCGTTCGGATCTATCGGGATGTCGATTGCGGACAATCTACTTGGAGGACTAAACCGGTATCTGCAGCAGAATACGGACCGGATCCGGGGATATATCGTTTCCATGTTCGATATTGTCGGCGATATTTCAGGAATAGCTGGAAATCTGTCGGCAGCAGTAGCGGAGATATTCACAGTATTACGGAGCGGTTCCGGGCAGCAGATCACGGCAGATCTTATCGGAATTTTTTCAGACGCGTTTATGGGAGTTACCGCATTAGCGGGATCATTCGGCCGCGATGTTTTAGATCTCATTGCGACACCGATCATAAACAATCAGGAAAAGATCAAATCAGCTTTTCAAGGCATTCTGGACGTGGTGCAGACAGTTACATCTGCAATCAGAACGACCTTTGCGGGGCTGATTGACTCAGTACAGAAAAAATATGATGAGAGTATCAGTCCACTCTTAAAAAGCTTCAGCGACGGCATTTCGAAGCTTGCAGAAGTATTCCTGGACACATTTCAGGCGAACATTCTCCCTGTGCTTCAGAATGCGGCAGACCGGTTTGCTGACTTTACAACATCAACTTTACAGCCGTTAATTGATAAGTTTCTGGAGTTTGCAGGAAAAATAACCGAGTGCATTCAGGAAGTATGGGAGAAAGTTCTCCAGCCGTTTCTGGCATGGTTTATAGCGAACGTAGCGCCGAAGATCGCGAGCCACCTTGGGAAGGCAATCGATGCATTCTTTAATTTCCTCACGAATGTCGGAAATGTAATCAGTGGTGTTCTTGATATCTTTAACGGCCTTCTTGACTTCCTGTTAGGAGTCTTTACTCTTGACTGGGAAAGAGCATGGAGCGGTGTAAAGCAGATGCTGTCGGGCGCATGGACGGCAATGAAGGCACTGGTGACGACCATGGTCGAGGCGATCCGGTCCATTATCGAGCTGACATTAGACCGAATCAAGAATAAGTGGACGATCACATGGAATGCGGTAAAAGCCTTTGGAGAGACTTGCTGGAATGCGATAAAAGCCTTGGTAGAGAGCATCTTTACTGCTATTAGCAATAAGATCGCAGAAGTCTGGAATTCCGTGAAGTCGAAGACTGAGCAGATCTGGAGCGGAATCCGTACCACGGTATCGACCATTACCGAAGGAATTCGTGATAAGATCACGGCGATCATGACGGCGATCAAGTCCGGGATCAGCACAGCACTGGACGGCATCAAGGACAAATGGACCAGCGTATGGAGCGGCTTAAAGGAGAAGACCATCAGTATCTTTGATGATATCTGGAGCGGAATCCGTGGAGCGATCAACAGCATTCTTTCCGGAGTTGAGAAGATGGCAAACGGAGTTGTGAAGGGCGTCAACAAGATGATAGACGCACTGAATAACCTGAGCTTTGACGTACCGGACTGGGTGCCGGGAATCGGCGGTGAGAGCTTCGGTCTTGATATTCCGAATATGTCCACGGTAAAACTCCCAAGACTGGCGCAGGGAGGCTTTGTAAGGGCAAATACACCGCAGCTTGCGATGATCGGTGATAACCGGCATTACGGCGAGATCGTAGCGCCGGAGGACCGCATGCAGGCAATGGTAGACCGTGCCGTGGCACTCGCGTCCGGAAACAATATGAGTGACCAGTATCTGGCACTTATGGTGGATCTCCTGAAGCAGATCATCAACCTCATCGAGGCGATGGACCTGACAGTCAAGATCGACGTGCGGGATATCAAGAAGAAGCTGACAGAGCTGGATAAGAGGACTGGCTACACACTGAAAACGACATAAAAGGAGGCGGGAACATGGCAGTGATCACGATCAACGGGCGGGAATTTCCCGCCCCAGATATCGGAGCGAATTTTGTAGTAGCAACGAACGTATCAGACGGAAAAAATGCTCTGGGAGAATTCGTAGGGCAGAAGGTCGGCCGGGATCAGCATAAGGTAGACAGCTTACAGTGGAAGTTTCTGGATGCTGAGATGTGGGCCGCGATGCTTCAGGAATTCGATAAGTTTGTGGTGACGGCGAAGATTCCGGACATGGTACATAATTGTTTCCAGACGATCCGGATGTACCCAGGAAATCGGACGGCCACGCCGATCGAGTTTGACGCTGACGGGCTTCCGACCAGATACCAGGACTGCAAAGTGAATATTATCGATTGCGGGGTGATCGAATAATGCAGTCAGCAAGCAACGCATACAAAGAACACATGAAGGAAAGCTTCCGGCTTCAGGGATATATCCGGGTATCGATCGGATTGATCAATCAGGAAGCACAGGCATCTGCGTATGTGCCGGATCACGACAAGTACACCTACTACAGCAGCTTTAAGATGCCGCTTGACAATTATAAGGTGGAAGAACTGTATGCGACGTGTGACCAGAACTACAGCGTTGTAGACGGCAGCATGTACTTTCTTCCCCGTACAAGGGCGGACGTGGTGCTGAATCAGGGGCTTGTCAGTGAACCACTTCTGGGACCTATCGAGATCCGGCTTCCGGAGGCTCATGATATCAAAGGAGTCACGATAGACTTTGGAAAAGCCTATCCGGTTGATTTTACAATTGAATCGGATAATCACACGGTCACAGTGACTGGGAACACCACGGCGGCATTTACCACGGATGAGTTGTTTATTGGAGCGACATTCTTGAGATTCACTCCGATAAAGATGGTAAATGGGCAAAGTCGGTTCAGGCTCCAGCAGATCACACTGGGTATCGGAATTTACTTCGGAAATCGCGAGATCTTATCTGCCACGAAAAAGGAGCATATCAGTCCGATTATGGAGGAACTGCCGACTCTGGACATGGACCTGACGATCAACAACAAGAACCGCGTTTGGGATATTGAGAATTCAGAGTCCGCGGTGAACTATCTGGAAATCGGGCAGGAGATCACAGTGCTGTATGGTCAGACATTAGATGATGGCTCTGTGGAATGGATGCCGGGAGCAACCGCATATCTTCGGGAGTGGTCAGCTGATGATGAAGAAATGAGTTTCACAGCGTCGGATCGTTTCGAAGACTTGACGGGGACGTACTATGGCGGGATCCTGCATTCGGGAGGAATCAGCCTGTACGACTTAGCGGTCGATGTACTGGAAGATGCGGGGGTTGACCGGCGCGATTACTGGCTGGATACCTACTTAAAGGATATTATGGTAGAAAATCCCATGCCTGCGGTGTCTCACCGGGAGGCTTTGCAGTTGATTGCAAACGCCGGAAGGTGTCTTCTTTATCAGGATCGAATCGGAAAGATATTCATGGGATCCAGTTTCAATCCAGATGCCATGGCAAAATCAGACAATGAAACCTATTACAGTAATGCGGCCGGAGTCCTGCAGCGTGGATCCAGAAGAGCCTACGCATCACCGGCGCGGGACTATACGGATGTAAAATCAACAAGATATTTTTTACCCCGTCAGGCTTCGGAAGAAATCAGCACGGGCTATATATCAGAACAGGTGGCGGCAGCAGACGGCAGCTTCACGGAAAACCCGTCTCTGGAGATCGACATGGAAGCAGGATATAAATGTTTTGGGATCACGCTGGAATTCGGCCAGAATCCGCCTAAGAAGATGATCATTCACACGTATCTTGCAGGAGTGCAGCAGGAGTCTTATACAATCGCGAAGCTGGATGAGACTATTACAGTAAACCATGAATTTCCGGAATTTGACCAGATGATCATGGAGTTTACAGAGGGAACACCATATAACCGCGTGATCCTCGACAATGTGATTTTCGGAGATAGTACCGATTATGAATTTCAGTATGGCGAAGAACTGACGAAAACGCCGAAGGGCACACAGTTGGCAAAAGTGAGGGAACTGCAGGTGGTACGCACGATTTACGGACCGAGCAGTGAAGCAGCGAAAGAACTCACGAGGGAAACGATAGCGGTATCAGCATTGGATAACCGATATACATTTTACTTTTCGAACGCTTCATATGATCTTGCATGTGCAATCACGGACGCACAGGAGGGGCAGACGGCGAAGATTGTAGAATCAGGGTGTTACTTTGCGACCGTGGAGCTTTCCGGGGTATCGGGAGCCTGTGAGGTCATCATATCGGGAAAAGAGTACATGATATCGCAGGCGAAAGTAAGCCGTCAACTTGGCACAACAGGAACGGTAGAGACCTGGGAAAATCCTCTGGTATCCGATATCGTTCATGCAGCGGATCTGGCGGACTGGATCGGGGACTACATGAAAGCGGACCGGGAATATGATCTGAGCTATCGTGGGGATCCGCGGCTTGACGCGAACGATTTGGCATATCTGGAAAACAAATATGTATCAGGGCTGTTGCTCAGAATTTACGAGCATACGCTGAATTTTAACGGAGCATTCTCCGGATCAGTAAAGGCAAGGAGGGAAATGGGATATGTGGCAGACTCCTAAGACAGATTGGAAGGCCAGTGACTTCATGAATATC